GTTAACTATGAAAGGTAAGATATAATATATGACTGATATAAGCAAATACAAAAACGTATCGTTGTCAAAAGACACGTACAATAAGATAGACAAAATAAGAAAAGTTATGATTCCTGAGATGGTTATTAGTAGATCTCAAACAATAACATTATTAGTAAACGCGAAAATAGAAAAACTAAACGGAAAGATGAAAAATGTTTAATATAACTGAAGAACAGAGAAAACAATTACTATCATATATGTGGGCCAGACCATACGGAGAGGTTGCACAACACATTGCAATGTTGGTAAAATTAGAAACTATACAGGAGAAAAAAAATGACAGCGGAAAAAAAGACGTGCCCAAAGTGTCGGGGTAACGGATTTATTAAAGTGTTATTAGAAGAAGGTAGAGTAGACGTTGTTGCTCAATGTACTTTATGCAATTCAGAGGGAGAGGTTTATGACAAAGAGTTTGATGATTATTTTGATAGTTACCCTTTGCTTAAGCCATTGCAGTAAAAATATTGATCCAACAACTACGATACTTAAATACATAATAAAAAATGGTAAAAAACAAACAAGTCCTTGATTTAACAAAAGAAATAGAAGAACTATCTTTAAGATTAAAATATGTTGAAAAAGATAATTGGAATCTTGCGAAAGAAGTAGATCGACTAAACGAGTATGTACAGATCATGGAACTAGAAAGGAATAACAAATGCATATAATATACGATGAACATAGTAATGAATACGGAGTTCTAAAAAAGAAATCTTTCAAAGATTCTTTTATAGACACATGTAAAAGCTTGAAAGAGGCCATGCCATCAATGACCCCAGACCATATCTTTTATACTGAAGAAAAATTAACAGTTCCAAGCGAAAAAGAGTTAATACAAACTTTGGGTGCAGATGCAGACATAGGTATTCCAACTGTTCATTTTTACGATAGCGATAAAAAAGTTTATGATACAGCGATGTACACATCTAAACACGCTAAAGAAAGATATAAGATTATAAAAGAAATAAATAATCTTAAAGAGTTCTTTAGGTTTAGAAAAGAAAAACTTAATAATTAATAACAGAAAGGAAGACAATGATAAAAGAAGCAATTAAGGCAGAAGATAAGGAATACGCAAAAGGAGTTCTTGTAGGTAAGAACTTTGGTAACAGAGGTACAGGTTTTAACGGAACTTATACCCATCAATACACAGGCCTGATAGGAGATCTTATAACTCATAGAATACTGGGGTTAGAATATCCGACATACGGTGAAGGTATTATAGCCGAAGACATATCTATTAATAATAAGATGGTCGATATAAAATCTATGGCTCGTAACTTTGATATGAGAGATAACTGGGTACATAACTTTGTAGGTTATCAAAAAGATATACCCTCTGATATATTATTGTTTGTTAATCTTAACAAACGAGAAGAGCATGTAGAGATATGTGGTTGGTTACCTAAAAAAGACTTTTTAGATAAAGCTAAATTTTACGAGAAGGGTGAACTACGGCACAGGGATGACGGCACAAGCTTCCCAACAAAGGCCCCATTGTATGAGATAGAGCAACATCAGCTTAATCAAATTGATAGTGTGGCAGACCTTAAAAAGATAGGTGCGTAGTGCCCTACTCTGATCCTAATGATCTTCGTAGATTAAAAGTAGATCATGCGTATGAGAACTCGGAACGTGGGTATGTGTTAAGGAACATTGGTTCTAAATACAACCCATCACGGCAAACGAAATGGATACCAGAGATCACGAAACAGGATTTTTGGCAGTTGTATATGAACCACATACAAATCATGAAAGAACGTTTTCCTAAAACGAATGGCAGAATTTGTAGTTATTGTTTGAAAGAATATTCTTTTATGAGGCGTTTGGGTACTAGAGGTAAAGGGTATACAGGCCAAAAAAGTCAGGTGCAAACTAACTTTTCTATAGATAGATATGATTCTAGGTTGACCTACAAATATAATAATGTAGTATTCTGTTGTGTCGGATGTAATCAAAGAAAGAGAGATAGTAATCCAGAGGATTGGACTAATTATATTAGAGTGGGGAGAGAGATAGGTTATGATACGTAAATTACTAATGCTTATATATCATTACTCAACATACTTAAGTAGTTGGTCATGGCAAAAATTATACGGGAACAGAGAGAGGGGATATGGTTACAAAAAAAGAAAAATGGGACGGTAAGTCTAGACCGAGTACCGATAAATATAGAGAAAATTTTGATAAGATATTTGGTAAGAAAAAATTTAATAAATTACAACAAGAACAACGTGATCAAGACAAAGCTTACCAGAAAACTAAAAAGATAAAATATGAATTATAGAATAGGTCAAAAAATAGTAGTCCTTGAGGATGGTGGTAGATCCTTGGCAGAAATGTCGAAGTTGGTTCAGTTTTTTTTGACCTGTCACTCACACACTGTTAAATCAACAACTACCACAATAAAAGGAGAAAAACTATGATTGAATTTAAAATACCTAAACCTTTGAGTAAAGAAGAGAAACGTGAAGCTAAAATGATAGCGTTTATAGTTGTGTTGGGTTACGTTCTAGCGTTAGGGTATTACCTATCATGAAATGGAATAAAAGATTTGAGTATCCTCGATCCATGCGGTCTATGATCGGTGGTAAAAGACACTATGATATTAATAAAGATAACAAAAAATTGCCAAGTGTTACAACTATATTGTCTAATACACAGAGTAAAGAGAAGCAAGAATCATTGTCCAGGTGGCGTGATAGGGTTGGCATTAATGAAGCTACACGGATCACGGAAACTGCGGCCGCTCGCGGTACGGCTATGCACAATATACTAGAAGCTTATGTTAATGGTACAAAACGCATAGATCTAACGCCTTTAGGTAGACAAGCAACGGTTATGGCAGATCAGATCATAAAAGATGGCTTAAACAATAGGTTATCTGAAGTATGGGGCAATGAGGTTACCCTATATTACCCAGAACTGTACGCAGGAGCCACTGATTTAGTAGGTGTATATGATGGGATCGAAAGTATAATAGATTTTAAGCAATCAAACAAGCCCAAACGGAGAGAGTGGATAGAAGATTACTTCATGCAACTTGGAGCATATGCCATGGCTCACAACTTTGTGTATGGCACAAACATCACACAAGGCGTGAATTTGATCTGTACTAAAGACAATTTGTTTCAAGAATTTATAGTCGAGGGTCAAGAATTCGTTGATTACCAACACAAATGGCTTGCTAGGGTAGATCAATACTATAAAATGAGGCAAGAATAAGGCAAGATTCTGCCCTATAGTACCTTTTCAAACTAAATAAAAAAAAAAAAAAATAAAAAAGTTTAAAAAAGCTTACACAACGACACAAAAACAGAAAACTGTTGGTACATATAGCTTAATTAAGCAATTCTTGTGTAAAATGACCTTACACAGCGTTACACAATTTACACAAAGACGTCTCCCTACGCGAGACAACTTTTTTGGTTTTTTTTACAACCTCTTTTGGTTTGAAAAGGTACTATAGAGATGTTATGAAGGTAGTATGCCTAAAAAGAAAATTAAGAATAAGAAAACGATTCCTCTTAATGTGAGAGCATTAGGCAATGATATATCAGCATATCCATTTGTAGAGATTGAGTGGGCGGATATTGAAGGTGATGCAGGTTGGTCTGATACTAAAGATTTAAATAAATCAAAACTACCCATATGTGTATCCAAAGGTTATCTGGTTAGCCAAACAAAAGGTGTAACTAGAATATTTACTGATTACATTAAGACTAAAGATAAACCTACCTTTGATACTATCGGTAACACTACTATAATACCAACGTCTGTAATTGTATCTATTAAGAAAATTAATTAAGTTTCTTTAACTTTGGAAGCCTTGATTCTTTAACCTTACTTTTAACTTTCTTGGTTAATTCTTCTGCTTCAACACCCTCTAATATAGGTGAGTATTCATCTATAATCTGTTTCATTCTTGATTCTAGTTCCTCTGCTGATAGGTCATCTATCTTACCTGTTCTAATAATTTTTTGCTCTATATATAATCCTGCTGCTTTACCTCTAGCAACTTCTGCATTTGTTGCTGCTGAAAAAGCACCCTTGTCCATTGCTGCTTTTCTAATCTTGGCTAATTCTGTAATATGTCTTTCAAATGTAACAGCATATTTCTTCTGGTTCTCTTCTCGTAGTTCACCTATGTAATTGACAACCAATGGATATTTCTTGGGGTTCTGTAATTCATATGCTCTGATCCTTGCGGCCTCTCCGTAGCCAGCTTCTTTAGCACATTCCGTGCCATTCATACGACCCTCATTAGCTACAACTAATTGAGCAAATTTAATTTGTTTTTCTGTTAATCTTTTTGGTACTCCCATATGTTGACGTATAGAGTAATTTAGGGTACAAGTCAAATTTATGATAAATGCGAAAGAATTAGCCAAACAATTAGATAGATTTTTAAAATCACCAACATGTCAAAATGCTAGAGTTCAAGTTAAGTTACCTAGAGGTGAGTTTCACTCTCCAGATGGTTACTTTGATATAAATTCTATAACACTATTTGAAAACAATGTTATAGGTGCAAGAGAATCTCATAGATTAGTATTTGAAATATCCACTGGTGAAAGTTGGAGAATGTCTGCTGTTAAGAAAAAACTTTAGATGTGGCAAAACCTGAAACAGAATTCTGGAAGTATTGGAAAAAAAATACGCCTGTGCTTTCACATACTAGGTTGGAAAACACCTGTGTACTTGGGACTCCTGATATATTGGTTTTTAATTCTAATGGTCACTGCTTCACTATAGAACTCAAGGTCGTACAATCTGGAAATAAGATTCGCCTGTCCCCTCACCAAATAAGTTTTCATATCCGACACCCCATCAACACATTTATATTGGTTAAAGATGTTAAGAAATCACGCCTGTGCTTGTACTCTGGTAAACAGATAGATGAGCTTGTCGCTTGTGGACTTAAGGTTACACCCATAGCTCTAGGTCTTGAAGATTGTAGATCATATTTGGAAAAGTTAGGTTAGGTTATTGGTTAGTCTTCGTGAATTGTATAACTAAACCCATCTGGTAAAAAAGACATTTTAAAACTATCTATGTATTTTATTAACTCATGAAAGTTATAAAAAGCGTGTTTCTCGCCTTTGTCGTCAGTTATTACTACATAATTTTCGTATTCTGTCATCTCGTATCCTTTCTGTTGTTAGTCTGATGATTGTTCTAGTGAATTTATAAT